CCTGAAGAACGGAACCTTTTTGCTGTAGTGTGTGACCAGGACCGTCATGGCCTCTACCCATCTCGGGTGAGTCAATGCTTGCTGCCTTCGCTCGAGTGCTTCCTTAACGTTCCTGAACCTGTACCGGCCCTTCATAGCGTAACAGCCAGCGCACACGCTGCCAGACACAGCCTGGAGCTTCACACCTGTGATACATCTCCATGCTGGCAGGTTATAGGCGTATCCAGGCATTTTCGATGGAGATGACAGGCCGCCGGTTATTTCTTTTGCTTCTTTTAAATTCATAATATCCTCGCTTTCTAAATCTTATATAATCTTATAATCCAAGCTTGTCAAGTGCTTGTTGCTTGATGCTTGCCGCTTGTTGCTTGCGGCTTGACGCTTGCAACTTCAGGTTGAATTTTTTCTTTTTTAGAATCATTCTAATGTGGCCCGGCGCCATCTCTGGCGCCAGGTCCTGATTGTTAGTTTGCTTTCTTTGCCTTTCCACCTTGTATGCTTATGTTGTCTCCATCAAAACCTGCTTTGCTTAGCAAGTTTCCGATTTGTGAGATCATCTTAACTTCAGCGTGTTTTTCGTGTTTGTCTTTGTATTTTATATATTCTTTGTTCAGGCTCACAGGCTCAAACTTGGAATAATAAGAAACATGACCGCGATCGTAACCATCTTTTTTAGTAAGATGTTTTAAAGTTGATACATGCCATCTATTATCTTTAAAGATATAAATATATTCTATAAATATATCTCCTTTCATAGCGTTCATGTACATCCACTCGTCCCTGTACTCTTTGGCTGGCTCTTCATCTCTGTCCCAGTCTCGAGCGTAGAAACTACACTCTTCAATGGTATCTCCCAAGTAGCTGGCATCTCCATGCTCAAAGAGTTGAGCTGCAAACTCAGGCTGGTCCCAATGATCAACCAGGCATTTTCCAACGCCATATGGATACCCATCAGAGTGAACGTATATTACTTTCACTTTTTTAGTTTTGGGATCTTCTATTGCTATATTACTTCTTGTACTCATGTTTTCCTCTTTCTGTTATTTGAGATATCTTATAATATCCCAGAACAATTGTCAAGCATTATTTTAGGCTTGCCGCTTGTTGCTTGTAGACCAGCTGTCGCGCAACGTAGCATTCTCAATTACAGCTTCTGCTTATTGCTACGCCTGTAATCACAACTGATCCCAGGTCTTGCTTAACTGAACGCCCGGAGGACTTACAACATGGGATCCACAAGACCAGGGATCAGTCCCGCTGGTTTCGTCTCCAACGAGTTTGTGGACTGATCCCAGATCCATACTCTTCACGGCGAATCGCTCGAGTTCCACGCCACTAATAATATGGATCAGGGATCAGTACAAGTTGCGAAAGGTAGGGAAATGACGCCCGTTTTAACAACTTGTAGTTGTTCCCGAGACAGTTATTATTAAGGCTCGTATCTCAGGAGCCTTGATTACTACTATATAAGATTTTATAAGAGAAGTCAATACCCTATATGCTCATTTTGGGTTTCAACCTATGATTGAAACTTTTTAAATTAGGTGTTGACATTTAATCTTATATAATGTAAGATAAGAATAAAATAACAATGAAAGAGGATAATATGATGTACTTAATAATACAAGAAACTAAATTTGCAAATATGGACAGCGTTTATTATGTTTGCAATTTTACAACCGACCTTAACAAAGCAAATGATATGTTGCAAGGTTATAATTTAATAAATAAAAATAAGGATGTTGTTCATTCAATAGTTAAATATGAACAACCACAAATACAGAAAGAGGTAGCATGACTAGAATAAGACTAAACCAAGAGTATCGGAACAAGATTGCAAATCGTATGCGTGTTCATCTTGAACAAGAAGACACTGTGGAAAAACAAACTTATGACAATCTAAAAGGCGATCAGATTGACATAAATGATGACGCATGGAAAATGTCAGAAAAAATAGTTAGACGACATTATACAAATGAAGATGTAGAGAAAGCATATTATCTACAGAACAAGTTTGAAAATGTTTCTACTATTGCAAAAGATAGTTGTTTCCATTTCCATTATCTTGGAAAAAAAGAAACAAGAGATTACGACAACAATGCTAAAGTTGAAGATGCAACAATAGAGGGACATTTTGATTTTAGATTAAATGGTAGTTTAGATGTTGATAGCAATTCTTCTCATAATTATAGCGACAATAGTTATGGATATGCTTTGTTTCGTGATGAACTAAAAGCGCAAGATGATTGCAACCCCGATATTTTGATTGAGCAAGAGGGCAAAGACAACAACCCACACAAAACAAAATATTGTGAAAACAATAACACCTATCTTGGTGATGATGACAAAGGTTATGGCAAGGAGTGGAATGAGAAATATCAATTAGATTTAATTGGTAGAGATTATTGTAGAGATAGGTCAATAGCTTGTAATGAAGACGAGTATATGTTTTTAATTGATTGGAAACGACAAAAAAATCTTTTTGTTATGGCACATCATAATTGGATTAAATCTATTTTAGATCAGATGAAAGAAATTAAACTTGGTCTAAAAGGATATAAATATTTAGATGAAGCAATAGAACTTGCAACCGAACTTGGTTTGAATATTTCTGACGCTGAAATAATTAGAACTAACTCTACTGGTCTAACTATCTACAATCCTAAAAATCTAGCTGATAGAATAAAAGGCATGAAGAACAAGAGAGAGAAAACAAGAGAGGAAAAAATAGCTGAAAGAATATTATACGACCAACAATCAGAAGTTGCAAATTAATATAATTTAGTTATTGACATTAATGGGATTATAATATATAATCCCATTATAAATAAAACAGAAAGAGGATACTATGAAAGACCTAACACAAATGCCAAAGAAGTTTTACATAACTTATTTTGCAAGAAAGCATAAAAAAATAATAACAAGAACGGCAAGTGCTGAAAAACCTAATGGAGTATTAGGTAAAATCTTAACAGATAAAAACGGTAAAGACAGATTTATTTATTGGGATTTTGATGCCGAAAACAAACTTGGTGGATTGGGTGACTGGCGTCAAGCTGTCGGACAATGGACTATCAAAGCAATAGATATAGCCTAATGCTAAAAGACATTATTCTAATAATTTTAGGCGCTAGTATTTCTAGCGCCTTTTATTTTATTAGAGAATTAAAACATAAAAAAGAAATAAAAAAACAAGAAAGGTTTAATAAAATAAAATGAGCGACTATAACTGGTGTCATAATCCTCATTGCCATAAGATTGAAACTCAATCAAGGGTACGAGGAACTGGCGACAATAAAGTATTAAGAACTAGAAAGATTAAAGTATATAATCCTAATGAGCTAGGTGTGTGGGATTACTTTTGTAATCAAAGTTGCTTATTTATGTTTATAAATCATTACTTAAATGAATTGACTAATATAAATCCAGTTAAGAAACCGAGTGAGACACCAATTAAAGTTGAAGTAAAAAACTATGACAATGATATGGGTCCTTATTATCAAGGCAAAACATTTAAAAAAATAAGTGTAAAATAGTTCTTGACTTTTATTTTATTATAGGATATAATGGGATTAATTAAACGAAAGGCACAAATGATAAAAAAAGACAACGACCCATTTGGTTTTAATAAAGCTATTAATTGGGATAAGTTAGAAGACCCTAAAGTTATAGAAGAATTACAAAAACTTTTTGAAGAAGAAGAAAAAGAAAAAGAAAATAATTAAAAATAAAGCTTGACTTTAATCCCATTATAGGATATAATGGGATTAATTAATTAGAAAGGTATAAAATGATTATAAAAATAGGCGACACAATCACAGACGAAAGAGGAAGAACTGGAGAACTTAAATCAATTGGAATTGCAACAGATAAAACTGATGTAGCGGGAGAACTTGGATTAAAAGCCAAAGAGTATGATACAGATTTAAATTATACTGGCTCTATTATCTTTGGCGATAACTGGTGTTATTTTTATCAAATAAGAAAGGTTAATAATACAGATATAAATATTGATTTAACAGATTGGATTGGATTTTAATTAAAATAACTATTGACATTTAATTCATTATAGGATATAATGGGACTATAACAAAGCGAGGAATATGAAAGCAAATACAGACAACAAAACAGAAGAGAGAAGAAACAGATTCAATGGTGAATCTGTTATGTTAACTAAAGAAGAAGCTAACAAACATGATGCAATCTTCATCAATGAGTTAGCCGCAACAATAGAAGATAAGACCGCTGGCTTTGACGGTGCATCTAAACTATGGGAGAAAGTTCGTAAGGATTTGAATTGGTTTAGACAACACAATGCGAAAGCATATATGGTGTTATTAGACTAATCAATCATAGGTTGTGGCGGCTACTTGTTTAGATGCCGCCACACCTCGCAAGATATAGTGTCAATAATAATAACAGACACTATGCTCATTTTGGGTCGCCCATTTTGGGTGCGGCACATACAACCACAGGTTGTGCGCCGGGATCAATAGAGGTACCAGGTCCGATCCGGAAATAGTAAATCAATCACAGGTTGTATTGTTTTGTTTTAAAAGGGGTCCCACTACTTTTGGCTTTATGCCTTGATTTAGAGAGTTATCCAGGGTAAAAATCATTTTGGTACCATAAGAGACACTTATGCAAGATATTGATATAAAAAAATTATTAGAAGAAGATCTAGAGAACCTTCCCCCCGATACCAGACGCCAGTTAAAACGGTACCTGGTCCAATTAGATAGAAAACAGAAACATAAAAAAATTAATAATGATTTTCTAACTTTTGTAAAACATATGTGGCCTGAATTTATAGAAGGGTACCATCATAAAATTATTGCAGAAAAATTTAATAAATT